AAAAGCCCCTGTCCGGCAAAGAAGCCGACGTTGGTCTGACCCAGAAGGAAGTTCGTTCCTTCAGCATCCTGCGCGCCCTGAACGCGCTGGCGAACCCGGCCGACAAGGCTGCATGGGAAGCCGCCGCCTTTGAGCGTGACGTTTCCGAGGCCGCCGCCAAGGCTGCTGGCAAGTCTGCCCGTGGCATTTTCGTGCCCGCCGAAGTCCTGCGCGCCAAGCGTGACCTGACCGTCGGCACCGCGTCCGCCGGCGGTAACCTGGTCGCCACCGACCTGATGGCTGATTCGTTTATCGACCTGCTGCGCAACCGCTCCGTCGCCATCCGCGCCGGCGCCACCGTGATGAACGGCCTGGTCGGCAACGTCGCTATCCCCAAGCAGAGCGGTGCCGCCACCGCCTACTGGGTTGCTGAGTCTGGTGCCCCCACCGAGTCCCAGCAGACCATCGGCCAGGTCACCATGTCGCCCAAGACGGTCGGCGCGTTCACCGACTTCAGCCGTCGCCTGATTCTCCAGTCCAGCCTGGACGTCGAGAACATGGTCCGCCGCGACCTGGCTGCCGTCATCGCCCTAGCGATTGACACCGCTGCCCTGTACGGTTCGGGGGCTTCCAACCAGCCCACCGGCTTGAAGCTGCAGTCCGGCATCAACACCCGCGACTTCGCCGCTACCAACCCGACCTATGCGGAACTGGTTGGCATGGAAACCGAAGTGGCGACCGACAACGCCGACGTGGGCACCATGCGTTACCTGGTGAACCCCGCCCAGCGTGGCGCAGCCAAGACCACCGAGAAGGCCACCGGCACCGCCCAGTTCGTCTGGGAGCCGGGCAACACCATCAACGGCTACGCCACCGAGGTGTCCAACCAGGTGACTGCCGGCGACGTGTTCTTCGGCAACTTCGCTGACCTGTTGATCGGTTTCTGGTCTGGCCTGGACCTGACTGTGGACCCCTACGCTGGCGCCACCAGCGGCACGGTTCGCGTGATCGCCCTGCAGGATACCGACATTGCCGTGCGCAATGCCGTGTCGTTCTGCTACGGCAACGCCAGCATCGCCTAATAGGCAAGAAGGACGGGCCTGGGCAACCAGGCCCGTTTTGACATGAAAGTCAAAGTCACCCGCACGACTGTCGCTGACGGCAAGTTCGTCCAAGCCGGCCAGGTTTATGACCTGCCCGACGCTGACGCACGCGCGCTGATGCAACTAGGCAAGGCGGTCTTGGCTGACGCCGAGCCGGCGCCCAAGCCTGAGACGCTGACGACCGAGAACACCGACGCTGTCGTGGCAACTGAGGCGCCCAAGCGCCGAGGACGGCCGCGTGGCAATAACTGAAGACCTGGACGTTTTCCTGGCTGATTTCGGCGTGACCGTAATCAGCGGCGCGACGACGACCACCGGCATCCTGGATATGCCTAGCGAAGTCATCGCCGGCGGCATGGTGATCACCACCGACTACGCCCTGACCATCAAGACCGCCGCCCTGCCTAACCTGGGCTATGGCGACGCCCTGACGGTCAACGGCGCGGCGTACACCGTGCGCGAGGTCAAGCTGCAGGACGACGGCAGGTTCAGCACCGCGTACTTGTCGAAAGTCTGACATGCCAAGCAAGCGCGAAACCATCCTAGCCCGCGTGGCGACCGCCCTGGCCGGCACTGCTGGCGTCGCCGGTCGCATCTACCGCAGCCGCGTCATTCCGCTGGCCCGCAACGAAGCGCCGGCGCTGGTGGTTGAGCCTGTAGGCGACCAGGCGGTGCAGGACACCCTTGGCACACTGCTGTGGACCTTGACGTTTCGGGTGTCGGTCATCGTGCGCGGCAACGTGCCAGATCAGCTGGCCGACGCCGCCCTAGTGGACATCCACAGCAAACTGATGGGCGACGCAACGCTGGACGGCATGGTCGTGCAGTTGCTGCCGACGACCACGGCTTTTGAAATCCTGGAGGCCGACCAGCCTGCAGGTGTCGTTTCGGCTGAATTCACGGCCCAATACCGCACAGCGCTTAATTCGCTGAGTTAAAATCCGAGCAAACCCCCGCGAGGTCTACCATGCCCCTGCTTAGTCGCAAACGCACCATTCTTGCCAAGATCGAAACGACCTATGGCACCGACAGCACGCCCACCGGCGCGGCCAACGCCATCCTGGTGCGCAATATGACCATCACGCCGCTTAACGCGGAACTGGTCAACCGCGACCTGGTGCGTCCGTACCTTGGCGCGTCCGAGCAGTTGCTGGCGTCTGCCTATGTCAGCATCGAATTTGAGGTTGAGATGGCAGGTTCCGGCACAGCCGGCACTGCGCCCGCCTACGGTCCGCTGCTGCGCGCTTGCGGCATGGCCGAAGCAGACGGCGCCAGCGACGTGGTCTACACCCCGGTGTCGTCGTCGTTCGAGAGCGTGACCCTGTACCACAACGTGGACGGCGTCCTGCACAAGATCACCGGCGCACGCGGCAACGTGGAACTGGACATTCGCGCCCGTCAAATTCCGGTGTTCAAATTCACTTTCACCGGCCTTTACAACGCGCCGACTGACACCGCAGCCCCCGCTGTCACCTACACCGCGTTCCAGACCCCGCTGGCCGCCAACAGCGACAACAGCACTGGTTTCTCGCTGTTTAGCTACAGCGGCGCCTTGGAATCGCTGTCGCTGAACCTGAACAACGCCATCAGCTACCGCAGCCTGATCGGCGCTGAAGACGTCCTGATGACCGACCGCCAAGTGTCCGGCACCGTGATGTTTGAGGCCCCAACCATCGCCGCGAAGGACTTTTTCACCGTCGCGCTTGGAACGGCCCTTGGCGCGCTGGACATCACGCACGGCACCACCGCCGGCAACCGCGTGCAGATCACGTCCAGCCGCGTGTCGGCGCAGAATCCGACCTACCAGGACCAGGACGGCATCATGATGATGCAGGTTCCGGTGCGGCTGGTTCCCAGCACGGCTGGCAACGACGAAATCAGTATCATCGTTAAGTGAGCGCCCACTAACCAGAAACAAGCCCGGCACCCGCCGGGCTTTCCCATTGGAGTTTAATAGTGTTCAAGATCACGCAACCCAACGACTACACCTGGCCCGTCACTGTCAATTTCCCGACAGATGGCGGCCGCACAGAAAAAGCGACGTTCGACGCCAAATTCAAGCGCATGACGCAGACGCGCCTGGCGGAACTGCGCGACGCCATTGAAAAGAGCGCAACCAGCGACGTCGAGATTGCCCGCGAAGTGCTGGTGGGCTGGTCTGGCGTGACGGACGACAAGGGCGATGTGCCCTACAGCGAGGCGGCTCGCGACCAGATGCTGGAAATCCCCCTGGTGGCCGCGTCCATTGTTATGGCGATGTTCGAGTCCCTGGCTGGGGCCAAGCGAAAAAACTAACTGACGCCGCCATCCACTGGGCCGGTGGTGGCGTCGAGGACAAAGCAGCCGACGACCTGGCGGCGTTCGGAGCGCCTGCCGAAATGGTGGCGGCGGCCGAAGCAAGGGGCACGGACGGTTTCGAGATTTGGGAAGAAAATGCCGAAACTTTTGGGATGTTCCTGAAACTGCAGACGCAGTGGAATGTAATGCAGGGCGGTTTCGTCGGCTTGAATTATCAGTCCGTCGAGTTCTTAGTTAAAATCCACGGTATCGCCGACGTCGTCGCATTCATGGACGACCTGCAGGCGATGGAAATGGCGGCACTAGGCGTGCTGAACAAGCGGAAGGACTGATGCCGTGGACATGAACGTAGCCCTTAAGATCGTCGCCGGCGTCAGCGGTCAGCAGGCGGTCGACCAGCTGCGCACCAGCATGGAACGGCTGGGGGATGGCGCCAACGACGTCGCCGGCCGCTTCAACATGCTCAAGGGCGCAATCGCCGGCCTAGCGGCATCCGCCGTCGTCGGCGGTTTTGTCGCCATGATCAAAAGCGCCATCGACATGGGCGACAAGCTGAACGACCTGTCGCAGAAAACAGGCATTGCGGTCGAGGACCTGGACGCGCTGGGCTATGTGGCCGAGCAAAACGGCAGCAACCTGGACGCGGTGGCTGGCGCCCTTGGTAAGCTGGCGAAGAACATGGCCGAAGCGGCCGGCGGCAGCAAGGAAGCGGTTGCCACGTTCAAGCAGTTTGGCATCAGCCAGGCGGAAATCAAAAACGGTTCCATCACCACCACCGAAGCACTGGCGCGCATATCCGAGCGGCTTGGCGCTATGCCCGACGGGTGGCAGAAAACCGCCGCAGCGCAGCAGGTGTTCGGCAAGTCGGCAGCAGACCTGGTGCCGCTACTGAATGCCGGCGCTGACGCTATTCGCAACGCCCGCGCCGAACTGGAGGGCTACGGCGCCCTGTTCGACGGCGGTTTTGCCCGCGCATCCGACGAATTCAACGACAGCATGTCGCGCCTGCGCCGGGTGGCTGGCGCTGTCAGCCTGAGTTTCGCCCGCGAACTGCTGCCGGTGCTGACGGGGTTTGTCAAAGGCATAGCCGAGGCCAGGGCCAAAGCTGACGACCTGGCGGGCGACACCAGCCTGCAGTTCTGGGCAGAAAACCTGGCGCTATCCATTGCCGCCGTGGTTGACGTGGTGCGGGTCGCCGGCCAGGGTTTCTATGCACTGCTGGGCAGCGGTCGGGCCGTCCTGGCTGACATGGGCGCCATCGGGTCCATTCTGTCAAAGGGCCCTGCTGCGCTGTTCAGTGAGCAGTCGCGGGCCGAACTTAAGGCGGCGCTAGAGAACCGCAACGCCATCGTGGCAGACGCGAACCAGCGCTACGTCGACCTGTGGAAAATGGACGGGTCCAAGTTCTACACCGCCGTCAAGGGCGCGATGGACAAAGCCAAAGAGGCGGCGAAGGAACCTGCCGTGCTAAAGCCCGGCGGGGCTGGCGGCATGAGCTTTGATTTTAGCGCCGGCAAGGACGTCAAGGAAAGCGCGTTCGACAAGCTGAAAAAGCAACTGGACGAACAGCTAGCCAAGACCGGCGACCTAACCCGCGCGCAGGAAGTCCTGAACCAGCTGAAGCTGAAGGAATACGCCGACGTTACCCCGCAGCAGCGCGCAGAACTGCTGCGCCTGGCGGCAAAGATCGACTACACCAAGCAAATCACGCAGGACAGCCAGGACCTAGCAAAAGCCGAAGCCGACCGCGCCAAGGCCCGCGACGAACAGTACAAGCGCGAGAACGACGCCATCGGGCAGCTAATGCGTAGCAAGCAGGGCGAACTGGAATTAACGCGAATGGAAGGCCAGCAGGCCGAACTGTCGGCGCGCGAATATGAAAAGCTGGTCGACGCCAAGCGCCACGAACTGCAGGTGTCCGAGGCGGTGCGCAACATGCTGCCCGAAAACGCAGCGCGCTACCGTGAGGTGGCCGACGCGATGTTTGCCGCCAAGCAGGCCGCCGAGGACCTGAATTACCAGCAGTCGCGCACGTTCGAGACGGGCGCAAGGCGCGCCATGCGCAATTATTTGGACGACATTACGAACGTTGCGAAGGTCACCGAAGACGCTATGGCGAACGCCTTCAGGGGAATGGAGGACGCACTTGTGCAGTTCACCATGACCGGAAAGCTGAACTTCAAGTCACTGGCAAACAGCATCATCCAGGACCTGATCCGCATCTACGTCCAGCAGACCATCATGAAACCGCTATTGGGTGCAATTGGCGGAATGTTTGGCGGCGGCACTTTCGCAAACGGCGCTGGTGGTTTTGAGTTGGCTGGGTCGCTGGGATTCGACGGCGGCGGCTACACCGGCAGCGGCCCCCGTTCGGGCGGCCTGGACGGGAAAGGCGGATTTCTTGCGGTCATGCACCCGCAGGAAACTGTGATCGACCACACCAAGGGGCAAGGCATGGGCAACACCAGCGTGGTGGTGAACGTGAACGTCGAGTCGGGCAGCGAACAAGTGACGACCGACGAAGGCGCCGGGCACCTGGGCCGCATGATTGCCGGTGTCGTTAAGGCGGAACTGATCCAACAGAAACGGCCCGGCGGGCTGCTGGCGGCATAATGGCAACATTCACCTACACCCCGGATTTCGGCGCCCAGGTCACCATCAAGCCGCGCGTGCGCGTGGCATCGTTCGGCGACGGCTACGAGCAGCGCCAGGGCGACGGGATTAACACCCAGCCCCAGACGTGGAACCTGCAGTGGCAAAACCGCGACAACACCGAAACCGGAAACATCAAGACGTTCTTGGCGGCACGCGGCGGCGTCGAGGCGTTTGACTGGACGCCGCCCAATGAGGCCACCGCCATTAAAGTAGTCTGCCGCGAGTGGTCGGTCACATCGGTTCGCTACAACCTGAACAACGTATCGGCCCAGTTCCACCAGGTGTTTGAGAGCTAATATATGACAACAATCGTCACCCGATCCGGCAAAGGTTCTGCGCTAACTCATGCGGAGATGGACGCCAACTTCGTCAACCTAAATACCGCGAAACCGGATAGCGTGGTCGAGCGGCTGAGTTCAGCTGCGACCACCACTTTGTCGACGGCGGTAAATACAAACCTTTCGATTCCTGTTGCGGCTAACAGAAACTATTATTTTGAGGCAATACTTGTCGTTCAGTGCTCAAGTACAGGCGGGGTGAAAGTCGCAGTTAACGGGCCGGCCAGCGCGACAGTGGTGGCGCACGCTATTGGTAACAGCACGTCGGCAACCGCCCAGACGTCGACCGTTTTTACGGCTCTTTCTACGCTTTCTTCCGTCAACTTTTGCGCAGTTGCAACGACTAACCACGGAATTAGAGTTAACGGGACTATGTCGGTAGGGGCGACTGCGGGCAACTTGGTTATCCAATTTGCCGCCACGACCGCCGGACAAACTGCGACCGTACAAGCTGGTTCTGCATTGGTCGTTATTGAGGCGGCGAACGTCTGATGGCGCAGCTATATGTAGTCAGAGACTACAACGCCGAAGGATATATCGTCGGCGACACGCCGGGTGTGTCTGGAGAAATCCAGAAGTTGGAACCGTCGGCCATCATCGAACTTTTCGAGATGGACACCACCGTGTTCGGCGGCGATGTGGTGCGGTTTCACGCCGGCACCAACGCCCTGCGGCAGAACATTGTGTGGCAGGGCGACACCTACACGGCGTTCCCGTTACAGGCGGCTGGGTTTGATTACAGTGGAAACGGACAGTTGCCGCGCCCTAAGCTGACGGTCGCCAACGTTGGCGGCGCCATTACCGCACTGGTGCTGAACTACGACGACCTGTTGGGCGCCAAGATCACCCGCAAGCGGACCCTGGCCAAGTATTTGGACGCGGTCAATTTCCCCGGCGGCACCAACCCCACCGCCGACCCAGCCGCTGAATTCTCGGATGATATTTTTTACATTGACCGCAAGGTCAATGAGAACAAGAACGTCGTGGAATTTGAACTGGCCGCCGCGTTTGATGTGGCCGGCGTGCAACTGCCGCGCCGACAGATCGTTCAGAACGTCTGCGTCTGGCGGTATCGTGGCACTGAGTGCGGCTACGCAGGCGGCAATTACTTCGACGCCAATGATGATCCAGTAGGAAGCCTGGCGCTGGACGTCTGCGGCAAGCGGCTGTCCAGTTGCAAAGCCCGGTTCGGCGCCAACAACCCTTTACCTTTTGGGTCGTTCCCTGCTGCGGGTTTGACCAAGTGAAGCAGGCCGCGCTAGAGCATGCGCTGCGGGAATACCCGCGCGAGTCCTGCGGACTGGCGGTCATCATCAAGGGCCGCGAACGCTATTTGCCGTGCCGCAACCTTGGCGCCGGCATGGACCAATTCATCATGGACCCGCGCGACTATGCAGCGGCTGCCGAGGCCGGCGACATCGTGGCGGTGGTCCATTCGCACCCTAACCTGCCGCCTACGCCGTCACCGGCTGACCGCGTAGCGTGCGAGGCCAGCGGCCTGCCCTGGCATATTGTGAGCGTGCCAGACGGCCAGTGGAACCTGATTTGGCCGGTCACCTACAACCAGCCCCTGATCGGGCGCCAGTACGTCCACGGCAGCCAAGACTGCTACACCCTGGTGCGCGATTGGTATGCGTTGGAGGGGCTATGTCTACCCGACTTCGACCGCAGCGACCAATGGTGGAACGCCGGCCAGGACCTGTATGTGGACAACTTCGAGCGCTGCGGGTTTGTCGAAATCGACCCGTCTGAACTGGACTATGGCGACGCCATTCTCATGGCGGTTTCCAGCCCAGTTCCTAATCACGCGGCGGTCTACATCGGCGATAATCGCATCATCCATCACGCACACAACCGACTGTCTGGCCGCGAGGTCTACGGCGATTTTTGGCGAAACCTAACAACGCATGTGCTGAGAAATGAAAACCATCGTTTTACTAGGTGAACTGGGCCGTCGTTTTGGTCGGCGTCACATGTTGGATGTGGCGTCGCCGGCCGAGGCTGTGCGCGCGCTGATGGCGAACTTTAAGGACTTCGCCGAATTCGTGTCGACGTCGCAGGAGCGCAATGTAGGATATCGCGTGCTAAACATGCGCGAGGACGTCGGCCAAGACGAACTGCACCTGCCGGCTGGCCGGCGCATCGTCATCGCCCCGGTCATCGCCGGCGGCGGCGGAACGTTCGGCAAGATCATCATGGGCGCGGTGCTGATCGCGTTTGCAGTTTTTAACCCAGCATTGGCGTCCACCGTCCTGTTCGGTTCGACCACTATCGGCAGCGTAGCGTTCGGTATCGGCCTTTCACTTGCTCTCGGCGGCGTCGCCCAGTTGTTGTCACCACCACCAAAATCCACCGGCCCCAAAGAGGAAGACCCGCCCAGCTACGTTTTCGACGGCGCTGTTAACACGGCCGCGCAAGGCCAGCCGGTGCCAATCGGCTACGGTCGCATGATTGTCGGAAGCGCAGTTATTAGCGCCGGCATCAATGTGGAGGACATCGCAGCATGAGCACATTGAGATCACGCGCATTCGCCAATATTCTGGATTTGGTTTCTGAGGGCGAAATAGAAGGGCTGGTTAACGGGGCAAAATCCATTTACTTAAACGGCACGCCAATACAGAACCCCGACAACAGCTTCAATTTTCAAGATGTCAATTACGACACCAGAACCGGCACCAACGCGCAGACCTACATTTCAGGTTTTGGCGGTGTCGAAAACGGCACGTCAGTAAACACCGAGATTCAAGCGTCAACACCTGTTGTTCGAACGATTAGCGATTCTGATGTCAATGCGGTTCGAGTTATTGTTAGCGTGCCCGCGCTTTTCTTTCAAAACAGCCAAGGCGATTTGGAAGGCCAGTCGGTAGAAATAGCCATAGATGTGCAGCCTAGTGGCGGAAGCTACACGCAGGTGCTGGCCGACACAATTTCAGGCAAAGGAACCAGTAAATACCAACGCAGCTACCGTGTGCCGCTGACTGGCGGCAGCCCTTGGAACATTCGCCTGCGCCGCATCACCAGCGACACCACCAACCCGCGACTGCAGAATAAAACGTTCTGGGATAGTTTTACGGCCATCATCGACAGCAAACTACGCTATCCGAACAGCGCTTTAGTGTCGACTAGATTTGATGCCGCAAATTTTCAAGGTGTGCCCACGCGCGCTTTTGACCTGAAGCTAAAGCGGGTGCAGGTTCCGGTGAACTACGACCCCGTCGCTAGGACTTACGCTGGCGTTTGGAACGGAACATTTAAAACAGCCTGGACCGATAACCCGGCCTGGGTGTTCTACGACTTGGTGACGAACACCCGCTACGGATTGGGCGGCTACGTCGACGCCAGCCAGGTGGATAAATGGGGCCTGTACACCATCGGTCAATATTGCGACGAACTGGTGCCGGACGGGTTTGGCGGCACTGAGCCGCGCTTCACCTGTAACCTGTACCTGCAGACGCGCGCCGAAGCCTACAAGGTCGTCCAGGACCTGGCGTCGTGTTTCCGGGCCGTGACGTACTGGGCCGCCGGCAGCATGACGCTGGCGCAGGACGCCCCCAGCGACCCGGTTGCGCTGTTCACCCAGGCTAATGTGCTGGACGGCGTGTTCAGTTATTCCGGCACCAGCGCCAAGGCCCGCCACACGGTCACCCTGGTGACCTGGAACGACCCGGACGACTTCTACAAACAGAAAGTCGAATACGTCGAGGATGCCACCGCCATCGCAAGATTTGGTGTAATCCCCACCGAGGTCGTCGCAATCGGTTGCACCAGTCGCGGCCAAGCCAACCGCGTCGGGCGCTGGCTGCTGTATTCGGAAACCAACGAAACCGAAACCGTCACATTCCAGACAGGCGTCGAAGGCGCCGTCGCCAGACCCGGCCAAATCATCAAGGTTGCCGACGACGCGCGCGCAGGCGTGCGCCTTGGTGGGCGCGTAAGAAACGCGACGGCGTCTGCCGTAACCTTGGATGCTGAGGTGAGTTTGGGAGCGGCAAGCTGGACCCTGTACGTTATGCTGCCAGACGGGACCGTGGGTGTTTCTGCGGTGGCAAGTGCCAGCGGGAACACCATTAATTTGAGCACATCATTGGCCGAGGCGCCTTTGGCTGGCGCGCAGTGGATTATGTCCTCAAGCACGACAGAGGCCCAAACGTTTCGGGTCCTGAGTGTCGTCGAGCACGATGGAGGAAAAGTAGAAGTCACAGCCCTAAAGCACGACCCTGCTAAGTATGCCGCCGTGGAATCCGATCTTGTGCTGCAGCCGCGAACGATCACCCAACTGTCGCCGATTCCTGATGCGCCTACCGATTTGGTAATCAGCGAATCGCTATACACCTATCAAGCGGAAGTGCGGGCGCAGCTTAATATCGGCTGGGCTAACGTGCAGGGTGCCAAAAGCTATCGCGTGCTGTGGAGCAAAGACGGCGCAAATTTTAGCGAAGCCGTGACCAGCGTCAGCGACTACGATGTGCAAAACATCACACCGGGGGTCTTTGTCGTTCGTGTTTATGCTATCAGTCCGGTCGGTAAAGAGTCGGCCGCCTATGCTGAACTTAGTTTTACGGCGCTTGGCAAAACCGCTCCACCTTCCAATGTCACCGGGCTGCAAGCTGTCATTGATCCAAACATCGGAATCACGCTGACATGGGACAAAGTGGCCGATTTAGACCTGGATGGATACGAGGTTAAGGATGGCGCGGCCGTCCTTGGGCTTATCTATGCCACCTCATTCAAAGTTGGATTGCTGCCGACGGGCACCAAAACATTTACCGTTCGCGCCCTGGACACATCGGGAAGTTACAGCGTCACGCCTGCCAGTGTTTCCGTTACGGTCACAGCAGCAGCTGCGCCGACAGTTGCAAGCGCATTTGCTGGGGATAACGTGGTCCTTACCTGGAACTCCGTCCAGGGCACCCTGGCGACCCAGTCCTACGAAATCCGCTATGGCGCCAGCTTTGCCGCCGGCACGTCCTTGGGAACCATTCAAGGCACATCATTCAGCACCAAGGCTAATTGGTCCGGGCCCAGAACTTTCTGGATTGCGGCTATCGACTTGTCCGGCAACATTGGTGCGGCTGGAAGCGTGGCGCCGACTGTAAACGTGCCAGGCGCCGTGACCATGACGCAGGAGGTGATCGACAACAACGTCCTACTTAAATGGGGCGACGCCACGCAAACGCTGCCGATTGAATACTACGAACTGCGGCGCGGGGCGACTTGGGCCGGGGCCACCGTCATTGGCCGCGTTTCGGCGCGGTTTACGACCATATTTGAATCGACTGCGGGAACCTTTAAATATTGGATTGCCGGCGTTGACGTGGCTGGAAATTTGGGCGTTCAGTCTAACGTCGACGCGCTAGTGAATCAACCGCCAGATTACCAGCTGAAGTTTGATGCAAATAGCGCTTTTGGCGGAACAAAAACCAATTTTATCCAGTACGAGAACGGTCACATCGCCACAGTTAGCCCGACAGAAACGTGGCAGGATCACTTTACGAGCAGAAGCTGGACCACCCTACAAGATCAAATAAACGCTGGTTTTCCGATTTACGCCATGCCGTCGCAGACAGCTGGCAGTTATGAAGAAACCATTGATTACGGCACGGTGCTGGCCGCGACAAAAATCACCACGACCCTAAGTTACACCACGGTGGCCGGCGTCGTTACAGTCACGCCGACCATTAGCGTGCGCAAGTTAGTGACCGACCCTTGGACGGACTATTCTGGGCTGTCGTCGGTGTTTGTTACCGACTTCCGTTATGTGAAAGTGTTATACACGTTTGCCAGCAGCGGCGGTGACGACTTGATTACGGTCACCGGGCTTAACGTCAGATTCGACGTTAAGCTGAAGAACGACGCCGGCGTGGCGTCTGTTTTGTCCACTGATGTTGGCGGCACCGTGATAAACTTTAATGTGAGTTTTGTGGATGTTGACAGCATTACAGTGACCCCCAAGGGAACTTCGGCCCGCATCGCGGTCTATGATTTCGTTGATGTTCCGAACCCGACAAGTTTTAAAGTTCTTCTATTCGACACATCAGGCACCCGCGTGAGCGGCGATGTCAGCTGGTCGGTTAAAGGTGTCTAAATGGCAAACTGGTCCAATCCGATTCTCACCAGCACTTACACCAACTTCGTTACTGAAGTTAAAGACCGCGACACTGATGTCGCTGTGTGGTTTGAAGGTGTCACGCCAACAAACACGCCTACAAATGCCAAGCGGCTAAACACCACGAACGGCCGATTTGAAAAATGGAACGGAACCGCGTGGGTTGACGCCGTTGCCACTTTCGCGTTCCCGGCACTTTCCGTCGCCGGCGCTTCGACATTCAGTGGGGCCGCTACTTTCAGCAACGCCACGAGCCCCATTATCAGCGCCAAGATCGGACCCGCAGCCGGGCAGCAGCACACCGTCCCGGCTGTTACCAGCGACACATTGGCGCTATTGGCGGCCACCCAGACGTTTACAAACAAGACCTATTCGGGTGGAGCTAAAAGCGGCACGTTCTCCGGCAATCACACACTGTCGGGCCAGGCCAGTTTTACCAACGCCACGGCGCCAATAATCAGCGCCAAGCTAGGGCCGTCCAGCACACAGCAGCACACCCTGCCAGCAGTTACGAGCGACACGGTTGCACTATTGGCCGCCCCGCAGACATTGATTGAGAAGTCGTTTAAAGATACTTCCTGGGTGTGGTTCAATAGCACCACCAACAACGCCCTAGACTTCACGAATGGTTCATATCAGCGTTGGACACCAAACACCGGAGCGCAAACGCTATCAATAACAAACTGGCCGGCGTCTGGGAATCTAGGGGAATTGTTAATTGAGGGCGTCAACCTTGGCGCCGCCACCATCACATGGCCCACAATTTATTGGGTCAAGTCAGACGGTTCGGTGGTGACAAATTTCGCTAATAACGGCGTAACACTTAGAACCTCTGGAACCGATTTTGTCATGTTATGGACCCGAGACGCTGGCGCGTTTATCTACGGGAAAATCATCAGATGAGCATGCTTACAAGGATGGCGAGTCTTGGCGGCAAAAGTTTAGATGTCGCCATTGCGACATCTAATTCGCCGTATGTCCGGGTTTATCCTTGGGCCGACAATTTTGGCACAAGGTATAACAACCCCTCCACGCTTCCTACGGGTGCCGGTAATGGAGTTGCATTTAGCCCGGACGCTTCAGCGATAGCGGTTGCGCATTTCACCACGCCATTTATCACGGCATATCCTTGGTCGGGTTCAGGCTTTGGAACAAAGTTCGCAAACCCGGCGACGCTGCCGGCGGGCACTGGGCGAGGAGTCGCATTTAGCCCGGACGCTTCAGCGATAGCGGTTGCGCATTCGACCACGCCATTTATTACTGCATATCCCTGGTCTGGTTCAGGCTTTGGGACAAAGTTTACTGATCCGGCGACGCTTCCGGCAAACACGGGTAATAGAGTTTCGTTTAGTGCAAACGGTTCGCAGATCGCGGTTGCGCATGCCACCACGCCATTTATTACCGCATATCCTTGGTCTGGGTCCGGCTTTGGAACAAAGTTCGCCGATCCTGCGACGCTGCCTACCGGAACCGGCAACGGCGTCGCGTTCAGTCCTGACAATTCAGCAATCGCAGTTGCGCATGCTGTGAGCCCTTTCGTTTCCGCATATCCTTGGTCTGGGTCAGGTTTTGGCGCGAAGTACGCAAACCCATCAACACTACCAGCGGGCAGTGGTCGCGGAGTTGCATTTAGCCCGGACGGGTCAGCAATAGCCATTGCGCACGACACTACACCCTACATCAGTGCATATCCTTGGTCTGGTTCGGGCTTTGGGACAAAGTTTACTGATCCGGCGACACTGCCCGGCCTTGCCGGCTTTGGTGTTAAATTTAGCCCTGATAATTTAACCATCGCAGTCGCGCATACAGCGTCGCCGTATATCACGGCATATCCTTGGTCGGGTTCAGGTTTTGGGACAAAATACGCTGACCCAGCAACGCTACCAGGGGCCACTGGGAACGAGATCGCGTGGGCGATGCAATAGTGGCGAATTTACTAAAGAACGAAATTATGGCAAAAGACACACAGCAAGCCCGCGAAGAAATCCTGCAATCGGCGCTTAATGCGCGCGTGCAGGAGGTCATGCACTATCAAATCAACATCGACAATTACACCCTGGCGCTGGAGCAAATCAGCGCCAAAAGCCACGACGAACGTGCGGAACTTGCCGGCTTTGCGGAACAACTTCGCGCGCTGTTGGCGTCTGAAAAACTAGAACAGAAAAAATCTAAGATCATGTTAGCCGTGCTCAAGCAGCAACTGGAGTGAATCCCATGTACGCTCTAATCAAAAACGGTGCGGTCGCTAAATATCCGTACAGCCTGACCGACCTTAGATTTGCGAATCCGAATGTCAGTTTTCCGCCCAATGACGATGCGGCTTATGAAGCGTTTGGAATGGTTCGTGTCGTCAATTCGCCTGCACCAAACTACAACGCCGCGACCGAGCGGTTGAAAGATGGAACCCCCGTCTTTGATATGAACGCGCAGCGCTGGGTGCAGGTTTGGGAAATTGTTGCTTTAAGCGCCCAAGAGATTGCCGACACCGAGTCCGCCGCCCGTGCGATTAATGAGGAGCAAGCCAAGCAGCAGTTAATCGACACCGACTGGGCCGACTTGCCCAGCGTGCGCGACAACAACGTGACGCCGCACCTTGTTAACGCTGCCGAGTTTGACGCATACCGCCTGGCCTTGCGGGCTATCGTCATCAATCCGCCGGTCGTTGTCGCGCAGTGGCCTCCCCGTCCACAGGCTAACTGGTCGGCACTCCCATGAAACAGTTTTCTTTAGTTTTAGACGAAAACGACTTAGCGGTCATTGCCGCCGGTCTTGGTGAATTGCAGTTGAAAGTTTCGAAGGCCACGTTTGATAAAATCAACGCGCAGGTGGCGCCAACTAATAGCCCGCCTGAGAAACCCGAGCAATCGGGCGACTAACCATCACCGCGCATCATGGAAAACCCTTCTATTCACCATGACCTGGGGCGCCACGACGCGCAAATTGAACAGCTACAGGCTGACATGCGCGCCATGAAAGAGGACGTGCATGAAATCAAAATGATCTTGTCAGAGGCGCGTGGCGGGTGGAAAACGCTAATGCTTGTCGGTGGAATTGCGGCGGCCGTTGGGGCAACAGTATCCAAGTTGGCGGGCTGGCTGGGCTGGATGCCAAAATGATTGAAATCGCTGCCGCCTTCGCTACTGCGCAGGCTGCGGTGGCTGGCATCAAAAAAGCCGTCCAACTGGGCAAAGACATTAATGGGCTGATTGGTGAGTTCAGCCGGTTTTTTGATGCAAAAGATGCGGTGCAAAAGGCCGCAAACGACGCAGGCAAGTCTGGCAAATCAGATACCGCCCAGGCGCTGGAGCTGGTTATGCAGGCCGAGCAGTTGCGCCAGGCTGAGGAAGAACTAAAGCACACGCTGATTTACGGGTACGGGGCCGCCGACCTGTGGGAACAGATGCTGATGCAGCGGGCGAAAGTCCGCCAAGAACGCGAGCGCCGCGAACGCGAGGAACGCAAGCAGCGCCTGGCGGCTAGAAAACGGTTAATTGATTTCACCATCTACGGATTCGTGGCGTTCTGCGTGTCCATCGCGTTTCTGGGAATTGTCTACATCATCCTGCAGGTCTAACCATGCTCACACTACTGTCCACTCTGATTTCGTTCCTAATGGGCGGTCTGCCCAAGCTGCTGGATTATTTCCAAAACCGTGCCGACCATAAGCACGAAATGGAAATGGCGCGGCTGCAGATCGACCGGGAACTGCAGATGGCAGAACGCGGGTTCATGGCCCAGGCCCGCATTGAGGAAATCAAGCTGGACGAAATCAAAGTCCAGTCGGAAGCGCAGAAATATTTAGCCGACGCCAACACGCAGCAGGCAGTCGTGGACGCCCAGAAGGCCGAGACTGTCGCCTTGTACGACTACAGCAAGTCGTTGGGCGCTGGCGTAAGCCAATGGGTAACAAACCTGCGCGGCTCCACCCAGTCTATTATCAGCCTGGGTTTCTTTCTGCTGCTGTGCGCCATTGACGCCGGCCTGATTGTCTATGGGTTCACCCATAAAGTGCCGTTTACCGAAATGGCCGAAATATTGTGGGATGACAACACATCCACCCTGTTCGCCAGCATCATCGCGTTTCACTTTGGCGGTCGAGTATTCGGCAAATGATTTCAGATCACGCCTTGGAAATGATCAAGCACCACGAAGGCGTGCGGACGCGCGCTTATAGGTGCCCGGCCCGCTTGTGGACTATTGGCGTGGGCCACGTCATTGACCCGGCGCACATTCGGGTGCCCTACGAAAAGCGCCTCGAACTGCCACTGCCCGCCGGCTGGGACCGCGCGCTGACAATGGAGGAAGTTAATGCTATCCTTTTTAAAGATCTTGAACGTTTTGAGGATGGTGTGGTGCGACTGTGTCCTGGCGTTCTTGCTAATCAAAACCACTTGGACAGCCTGGTCAGCTTTGCCTTTAATGTTGGATTAGGGAACCTGCAGCGGTCAACGTTGCGCCAACGCTACAACCGACGCGACTATCACGGGGCAGCCGAAGCATTTATGTCGTGGACCAAGGCGGCCGGCAAAGTCCTGCCGGGCCTGGTCAAGCGCAGGACGGACGAGCGAAAACTTTTTCTAGGGTTATGAAGAATACGCCCAGCGCCGAACAGGCGCTGTTTTTCGACCAGTGCATGGCCCGGTGGCAGCAGGTTCTGCACCTGGGCGACTGGCGCATTGAGCGCGGACAGAAGCCTGCCAAGCAGGCGATGGCATCGGTCGAATTCAATGAGGGCGCCAGGCTGGCAATTTACCGCCTGGGCGACTTCGGCGCCGAGCAGATCACCGAAAAATCCCTGGATGACACCGCGCTGCATGAGTCGCTGCACATTCTGCTGCACGACTTGATCGACACCGCGCAGGATAGAAGCGCCGAGCCGGAAAAGCTGGAAGCAGCCGAGCATCGGGTCATCAACGTACTGGAGCGGGTACTTTCCCGCAGCTGATATGCCCGCACCACTGGTTTCGCAGGCCGAGTTTATCGAACTGTGGAATACTCATAAATCGGTCGCCAAAGTTGCAGCCCACCTAAAGACGTCGCAGCGCGCTGTAGCCATGCGGCGCCGGCACATGGAATTGAAACTGGGTGTCCGCTTGTCGTCCGAACACCAAAAGGCCCGCAAATACGATCACCTGCAGACGGCGCACCTATCGAAATCCAGGCTGCACCTGGGCATCGAAAACGGTGTCGTGCTGGTGTTCAGCGATGCGCACTTTTGGCCTGGCATCCGCACTACGGCATACAAGGGCCTGCTGTGGGCCATCGACCAGCTAAAGCCGAAGGTCATCGTTAACAACGGCGACGCCTTCGACGGCGCAGCCATCAGCCGACACCCGCGCATCGGCTGGGACAGCAAGCCCAGCGTCATCGAAGAACTGAAAGCCTGCGAGATAGCCCTTGGCGAAATCGAAGACGCCGCCGGTCGCGCTAAACTAATCTGGACAATGGGCAACCACGACGCCCGTTTCGAAAACCGACTGGCTGCCAATGCGCCCGAGTTTCAGGGCGTGAATGGGTTTAGCCTGAAGGACCATTTCAGCCGCTGGACGCCGTGCTGGTCGTGTTGGCCGACCGAGGACGTGGTGATCAAACACCGCTACAAGGGCGGCATCCACGCGACGCACCAGAACACCGTCAGCGGCGGAAAGTCTATCGTTACCGGCCACCTGCACAGCCTGAAGGTCACGCCCTGGTCAGATTACAACGGCACCCGTTACGGCGTCGACACCGGCACCCTGGCGGACCCGTCCGGGCCGCAGTTTGAGGACTATCTGGAGTCGAACCCGACCAATTGGCGCAGCGGGTTTGCGGTGCTGACGTTTAAGGACGGCCGACTGCTATGGCCGGAAGTTATCCACAAGTACGCCGAAGGCCAGGTCGAGTTCAGGGGCCAGGTGGTCGACGTCAGCAAGCTATGAGCCACGTCCTGATCGCGGCCACTGGCGTCGCCTACTTCGTCGTCGCCTGCGACCAGTACATGAAGGGCAACGTAAACGGCGCCGGCATGTGGCTGGGTTATGCGTTCGCCCAGGTGTTCCTATGGAGGGCGGCCCTGTAATGCCCGACGAAGCCGACATCGCGAACGACGCCATCATGGCTGACCTGGAACGGCGCCTGGCAGCGCATCGGGCGGCCCAAAACAAGCCGCCCATCATCGACTGCGAGGAATGCGAGGACGAAATAGAGCCTGGCCGGGTGGCGCTACGCCTGCGCCTGTGCCTGGAGTGCGCCCGCATGCGTGAGCGCCGCGCGCGACTGTTTTCCCGCGATTAACTGCTCCAGCCAGTCGTTCCAGGTGTCCATCGCGGCGCGCAGCTGCGGCGTATAGGTCGCCATATCGTAATGCTTGGACCCGGTGTCGCCCTGCTGGTGCTGCTGGATTAGGTCACGCTCGAACCTTGCAATTCCTGCATCGGCAGTCCGTGTTTTCCAGGTTCGGCGCAGGTCACGCGGCTGGAACGGGTCCATCGCCAGGTCGGTCTGCAGGTCGACCAGCGCCTGGCGAATGCTGTTGTCGGCCATCGGTTCCCCCTTGCGGTTAGCGAACAGCGGGCCCGACTTGTTGGCGGCCATCAGCTGCTGCAGCACCGGCCGCGCCAGTTCCGGCAGCGGGATGACGTGCGCCGTCGCGCGCTTGCCCTGTAGGCCGCCCTTGGTGGACATGGCGGGCATTGTCCACAGCATCCGCGCCAGGTCAATGTGGCGGCGGTCCATGCGCAGCACTTCCCGCACCCGTTGGCCGGTCAGGATCAGCATGCGCACGCAGGTGGCCGCTTCCAGCCCCATGCGGCTGCCGGCCAGGCCGTGCCACACGGCGGCCAGTTCATCCGGCGTCAGCGCCCTGTCACGCGGCCGGCTGGCGGCTGTGTCCTTCGGGATGGCGCCAACCGGGTTCTGTCGCACCCCCCAGTCCACGCGCAGGTCCTGCCGGTAGTCGTGCGCCGCCCGCAGCCCCCACTGGAATGCGGCGTGCAAGTAGGCCCGTTCGTGGTCAGCCTGGGACCGAGCGCGGGCGAACACCTTGGCGAGATAGGCCGACACGTCGTCCGGCAATATGTCGCCGGCCAGCCGGTTCGCCCCGAAGGCCGCCGCAGCCGCTTCCAGGCAGCGCCTGTATTCCGGTTCGGAGGACTTGCCGTCGGCCAGCATGCGGTCGCAATAAGCCGTGAACAGCCGCGCCACCGTCGGTTTGTCGGCAGTCAGAACGGCCACCAGCGGGTTCCTGCCGGCCGCCAGGACGTCGCGCACCTGGTCGGCATACAGCTGGCGCGCTGCTGCTAGTCCCACGCTGGGATAAGGCCCGAGCGGCTTGCGCCGGCGCTTGCCGTCGTCCCACCACTGGCCGGACCAGTTCGCCGTGCAGCCATCGGCGCGCCGACGCACGACCAGGACCAGCGACCCGCCACCCTTGCCGCCGGCGCCATCGTTTAGCACCACCTCGCTGGTGCAGGTTTTCAGTGCGGCCTGGATTTGTCTGTCGGTGAGCATTGGCTGTTCCTGGGGTATGGTTTGGGGTATGGTTTGATCAAAGTGAAAGACTAGCACCGGGTGCTACATTTAGACCGAACCTTGTCAGAAAGTCACCTGTTTTTCGTGACTTACGCGCTGACACCGGGAACTGCCGGGAACTGCCGGTAACCGTCATTTCCCGACTTTTAATCAGAGGGTCGCCGGTTCGACACCGGCCGGGCTCACCAAACAAATCCAAGCACTTAGGCTAAAACAAAAACCCCAGCCAAATCGGCTGGGGTATGGTTTGGGGTATGGTTTGTCAGTTCGTCACGCGGGTTCACCCAGTGTGCGCTTGCGTTCCCAGTCGATCACGCAGTCGACTGGGTACAGAACGCGCCCGCCGATTTTGGTGTAGCGCGGACCTTCGCCGGTGCTGCGCCAGTTCGCCAGCGTCCGAATGGTAATGGTGCCGCGATACCGGGAAACCAATTCAGATGGAGTCAGGTATTCAATTGCTGTTTCGATCAAAATACATCCCCCGTCGTTCTGATTTTGTTCTGTTCTACACCTTGGGAATCATTCCCGTCCATATGGTGTTCATTCCTATCACCAGAATTCAGGTCGCGTATGGATGAGGGCACAGCCGCCGGCTGTGGCGCCCGAACATTTTCATATTCCTTGGCGGCAGCCTTCAGTTGGTCCTTGAACGATTCGCCTAGTTCCTTGCGCACGTTCGCGGGCGTCGCCAGCCAAGCGGCCTGGAGCGCCTTTAGACCCTGTTCTGTCGTGTTGAGCAGAATGCCGCGATGGTGTTCGATGGCTGGGTCAACACTCGCGCCACCATCCACCCAATTTCGCAGCGCTAGGCCATCGCTAGCACCCAGATACCCCTGCCCACGCCCAAGTACAGCCTGAAGTTCAGCGGGGCACTTAAGCACATCCTGACGTTGACCTTGGTCGTGCATCATCAGGCTGACGGTTGCCTCATACGAAAAATTCTTTTCTTGGATTGGCTGAATGCCAAGCGGGCGCGGATTTTTCGGGTCGCTGAAATCCACCTTCTCGCGGGCGCGGGTGCAGGCAATGATGTGCGCGGGGCACTGCAGCATGTAAGTCATGAACCGCTTGTGTTCCGCCTTGGCGCGCTTCCAGTCAGGAAACCGCGTCTGGTTCGCCATCCATTCGCAGCCGCCCTCGCTTTCCCATTCATGTGTAACGCTGTCGATTACGATAACCTCGGCGCCGGCATTGCAGGCCGCTTCAATCGCCTGGACATACCGGGCCGGGGAAAATGGAGCGTAGAAGTCGATAATGCGGAATTTGTCCTTACCAGGCAGACTGTCGGCGTAAAGCGACCCGCGCCGGTTTTCGGTGTCGATCATCACCACCTTGTCGGCGCGCTGCCCAGCCAGGCCATAGGCCAGCTGCAGCGCACTGTACGTCTTGCCGCTGCCGGACACGCCGGACAACTGGATCAGCAGCCGGGCGCCTTGGCGCTGCGCTTCGCGGATTTGGAATTCGTTCATGTTTTGCTTTCGGGGTTAATTAAAGGGACCTGCCTGGTTGAGCCGGCGGCTTGCACGGCCAGGCGCGAATGCCGACAGCGACGACGAAAATGTCGGCCGGTGCATGCCGTTCGGCCGGCAGCCCCTCCAGCGCCAGGCGCGTCATGTCTCGAACCTGGCCGACGCTGATGCCTGCAGGCGGGCAGATTTTCACGCCGGTGGCATTGTCGAAGGCGCCGGCGATGTAGCCCAGCGCGAACGACTGGGACTGCTGGTCGCCATTGAGCCGGGCCAGCAGGGCATTGCCGTCCAAGAACTGCGCCTGGGCGCAGGTTGAGGTCAGCGCCAGGATGAGGGCTGCCGCTTTCATACCACCCCCCGCTGGTTGTCATTCGCGGCGGCCGCCAACGCCCAGGCCGGCAGCCCCAGCGGCATCACGTCGGTGGTGTAGCCCGGCCATGTATCCGACTGGATACAGTCGGCCAGCACGCGCAGCTGCTTGCGGTATTCAGCGCGGCCCATTTCTATCATGGCGTCGTCGGCGAAGTAGAACGCGCAGGCATAGGGCGCGGCCTTTTCAAAAGCTGCGAACACGAACGCATCAGGGCGCTGGCCGGTCGCCTGTTCGACGCCGTCCATGTACCAGGCCGCCTGGACCCAGTAGCGATAAGTCCAGGCCGACCGCTGGAACCCGACAGCGCTGGCGTCGTCGGTGGACTTCAGGTCCACCACCAGCGGCATGGACAGCCAGTCCGGCCGGCACTTGCACAGAAGGCCGGTTTCCGCGTCCGTCCAGTAACAGGACATTTCAGCCTGGCCGGTGGCGAACACCTTGCGCGCCGTCGGGTGCTGGCGCACCTGTTCGGCAATGCGCATGCATGTCAGCGCGTCGTCGTTCGAGATCAGTTCGGCGCCGGCGGCCGCAGCTGCATCGACTGCCGCTTCCCAGGTCGCTTTCCCGTCCTTCGTGCGGCGGTCCACCGCCGGCGCGACGTGGTGGCGCTTGGCAAATTCGCCGGGCTCCAGCACGGCCGTGTGGATGGCCGTTCCCAGGCGCATCGCCGGCGTGGGTTCCCGCTCCTCGCGGTTCGGGTCGAGATACCGCGACCAGTAGTGCAGCGGCGACCGCGCCACCAGGTCTAGGCCGCTTTTCGAGACACCGGGCCCGCCGTGATAGGCGTCGTTACTGATGCCCGCATAAATTCCTGTTTCCATTTTCGTCCTTTCACGCCAGTTCACGGCGCGACCCGGAATATACAGCCATTTCAATAGTTTGGGTGCGCCGCGTTCCGTTATGATGCGTGACCACAACAGTAAACTTCCATCGAAAACCCATGAAATCGGACGACCTTAAATGGACGATCAGGGAAATGGCGGCACGGTCGAGAACTTCCGTGACTTCGCTGCTATTCGAGGCCGGCGTCAGCCGCGCAACCCTTCACCGCTGGAACAAAGGCTTATCCAAGCCGAGGCCATCCACCGTCGTGCGCATCAACCAAGCGGCCGAGCGCCTGCGCGAAAAGGCAATGGGATGAAAGGCGCCTTGATCCTGATGGCGGCATTCGTCTGGTGGGCGTTCCTGCTAGGCAGCTGGTTGCGGCTGGTGTGGTTTTTCTTCCACATGTGGGCGCCGCTGTGAGCCTGCGCCCGCACCAGGCCAAAGCGCTGGAGGACCTGCGGGCGGCCTACCGCGCCGGCCACCGTGCGCCGGTGCTGGTGATGGCAACCGGCGGCGGAAAAACGCACACCAGCGCCGAGATCATCCGCAGCGCTGTCGCCCGTGGCCGCCGCGTCTGGTTCATGGCGCACCTGCGCGAAATCCTGGACACCACTAGCGCCAAGCTGACGGCCGAGGGTATCGCGCACAGCTACGTCATGGCCGAGCGGCCGCACGACTATGGCGCCCAGGTGCATGTCGTGAGCGTGCAGACCGCAGCGCGTCGCCTGGCTGACCTGTCGCGGCCCGACCTGGTCGTGATTGACGAATGCCACCTGGCCGTGGCCGCCACCTACCGCCTGGTGGTCGAGGCGGTCGGCAATCCCATCCTGCTGGGGCTGACCGCAACACCGGCGCGACTGGACGGTCGCGGCCTGGGCGAGATGTTCGACACCCTGGTGCAGTCCTGCGACACTGCCGACCTGCAGCGCCAGGGGCTGCTGGTGCCCATCCGCTACTACGCCCCCAGCCGTCCAGACCTGGCCGGCGTGCGCACCGTAGCCGGCGACTACGCCCAGGGCGAACTGGCCGACGCCATGAACAAGCCGTCCATCACCGGCGACGCGGTGGCGCACTACCGCAAGCTGGCGCATGGCCGCCCTTGCGTCGTGTTCTGCACCAACGTGCGCCACGCCGAAGACACCGCCGACGCATTCCGGCTGGCTGGTTATCGCAGTATTGCTATATCCGGCCAGACCGCCACCGACGAACGCACCGGCGCCCTGGAGCGGCTGCGCGCCGGCGACCTGGACGTGGTGGTGAACTGCCAGCTGTGGGTGGCCGGCGTCGACTGCCCGGT